GTTGGTGCAGGACGGTTGGAAGACAAAGGTTGTCTCTGGTCGAGACGATTATGAAACTCGTAGCGCCGCCTTGGGTGGATGGAAAGCGTGGTGTCATGACGTACCGCATGGGAAAGACTTTCAAGGATCACCAATGTTTCATGGTGTGATTGTTCCAATGTATTCTGACGACACAGTTAGGACGGTAGGAAAAGCTACTGGACAGATTGTTCAGGGTTTTTTATCCGCTGGCAAACACGTTTATTGCTGGTGTCCCGCACAAGATAAGTTCAGCCAGATTGA